GCACGCGTAACCTAAAGACCTTCATCGTCCGCGTTGCCGAGAAGGAAATGCTGGATGCCCGCTGGACCGCAGCACTTCGAGTTTTCGTCCGATACTCTGGTTCTGGCAGAGTTCATGGTGAGGCTTGCTACAGTTCGAAGTACGTGACTCTCTACCTTCCTTCTGACCCCTTTGATAAGCCGACGCTGGCAAAACTCATTGCTCACGAACTCGCCCATTGTCAAGGAGTTCATCATTGGAATATGCATGATGCCCGCTATGATTTCCGCCATCCCGAGTGGCGAAAGCAGTGGGAGTGGGCCGAGACACTTGAGTTTCGGCTTAAGACCCCTCCACCTACCCCTCTTACTGGAACTAACAAAGATCGCGTAGAGCTAGCCGGTTCTCAGGCCCTTCTCAAGCAATGGCTTACCAAGCTGAAGGAGGCTCGCAACAAGGTCGTAAAGTACAGAGAGCGAGTCAAGTACTACGAGAAGAAACTTAGTACTGTAAGTACACCGAAGGAGACTTCCAGTGAAAATCAAGTATCAGGACCAGACGTTCAGAGCTGAGACTCGGGCCATCATCGACAAGGCAAATGAAATCATCGCCGAGTACGAAGAGATGGGCTATCAGCTGACCATCCGGCAGCTGTACTATCAGTTCGTCGCCAGAGATATTCTTCCCAACACGGACAAGTCCTACGACAAACTTTCGTGTACCATCAGTGACGCCCGACTTGCCGGGCTCATTGATTGGGATGCAATTAAAGACCGGACTCGTTTCTCCCGCAGTCTTTCCCACTGGAACAGCCCTTCGGAGATCGTCGAGGTCGCCGTCAGGCAGTACAGAAGAAACAAGTGGAAGACTCAGCCTTGTTATGTTGAAGTCTGGGTCGAGAAGGACGCACTCATTGACGTAATCGAGCAGGCCAGTCAGGCCTTGGGCGTGACCTGCTTCAGCTGCCGTGGGTATGTCTCCCAGACGGCGATGTGGGAAGCGTCCACGCGGTTGATTACTCAGGAGCAGAAAGGGAAGGAGTGTGTCTTGTTCCATCTTGGAGATCATGACCCATCTGGGATTGATATGACAAGGGACATCGCGGACCGGTTGGCTCTGTTCCGGTCAGACGTAGATGTTCGTCGTATTGCCTTGACCATGGACCAGATTCGGCAGTACAACCCTCCTCCCAACCCGGCGAAGCTGTCTGATTCCCGATGCGAGGGGTATATCAAGGAGTACGGAACGGAGTCCTGGGAGTTGGATGCTCTTGATCCGCCGGTACTGGCAGAACTGATCCGCTCGAATGTCACGCCGTTGATTGATCAGGAGAAGTGGGAGAAGGAGGTCGAGCAGGAGAAGAAGGAAAAGGCCGCACTGAAGTGGGCTGCTGAGGAGCTTACCGAAAGATTCAATGAAGAAGATTCGAATCCCGAAGTTGAGGAATAGTACAACATTGTATGAATCCCAAATCCATAGAAGGGAAGAAGCTACTCCTTCACGTGAGGTATGTGTCAATTGATGACGTACCTCTGAGTGAGACGACCCGCATCTGCCTTATCATGGCCTGCACGCCGGAAGCGCTCTTCCTAAGGGATGTTCATACAGGGGAGGATGTTACACCATTGCCGCCGATGTATGAATACCTTAACCCGATTGATCCTTCTCAGAGATGGAAACTCAACCAGTATGGAGATGATGCTTCCGATGTGACCTTTGTAATCGCTTTTACAGCGAAGATGGGTTTCAGTACGAGTTAATGGGACCTGAGTAGCTCAAATGCGTGATCGTATCCACCCGTTGCTTGAATTGTACATACACAGCAGCTCATGGGTACGTAGCCAACCCTGGCGAAATCGCTACCAGGCGGTCCGGTACCGGGACCGAATAGAGCACTCAGATGTTAAGGGGCGGTCGGAAGTCCCATGTCCGATCTTAACCTTCTTCTGAGAGATGCGGTGAAAGTCCGACCAGGTCCCTTCCTCTAAATCAGTTTCTTTTACTTATGCACACCTCCAACTGAGAGTTGTATAACACTACATGCGAGGCAAAATTCTAAACTACTCAAAGAAGGAGGTACAGAGTCATGCCCGCAAACATCAGTACAGTTAGCGGTAAGCCGGAGATTGCCTACTTTGGGGAAGTTCCGTGGCACGGGCTTGGAACCGAACTCAGCAATCCCGCGACAGCGGAGGAGGCAATCGTTGCCGCCAGTCTGAACTGGGAGGTGGCGGTTGCCAAGATCCAAGCTATCGGGCTTGGTGATCCAATCGGCATCAGCGGACACTTCGCCACGGTGCGGATGGATCACAAGATTCCGCTCGGAATCGTCGGACGCCTCTACACTCCAGTCCAGAATAAGGATGCGTTCAGCTTCTTTGATTCTGTGGTGGGGCAGAAGGCGGCGATGTATCACGTCGCCGGGGCGCTGGGCAAGGGCGAGACAGTCTGGATTCTCGCCAAGCTGCCTGAGGGCATTCGTATCATTGGAACGGACGACATCATCAACAAGTTTCTGCTTTTGACCAACACCCATGACGGGTCGAGGTCGTTGAGGATGTTCTTCACGCCCATCCGAGTGGTGTGTCAGAACACGCTGTCGGCGGCACTGTCAGTTCGGAAAGCTGGTGAAGGTATTGTCATCCGCCACTTCCCGGACATCCTGAAGAAGGTCGAGCAGGCCAAGAAGGCCCTGAGTATCGCCACTGACTACTACAAGGACCTGAGTGAGGCTTTCAACGCCCTGGCCCGCGTTGAGATCGATGCCGAGTGGCTATCTGAGTACGTGTGTGAGATCATGCCCTCCGCCAAGGAGGGCGAGGTGAGCACGCGCTTGGAAAACATCCGCGACGGGATGGTTGCTCGGTTCGAGTCACCGGCGAACAGCCTGCCTGGAATCAAGGGAACGGCCTGGGCTGCCTACAACTCCGTGACGGAGTATGTAGATCACATTAGAAGCATCCCAAAGGTGGACCAGGATGTTTCCCGCCGGCTTCAGTCGGTGTGGATGGGCAGCGGGGCGAAGATCAAGGAGTCCGCGCTGAACATCGCCTTGAAGAAGATTGGGGTGGTCCATCTGCCCCAGGTCAAAGGGGTTGTCATCAATTAGGGGTTGGAGGTTGCCGCAACGAGGGCGCAGGAAAGGGATAAGGGTCCTGCGCCTGAGGTTTGAAGGCTGTGGGCGCGAAAAGGTATCGACGAGTAGGAAGGAGCTGGTGAGTGCGTGCCGTGAAATGCACAGTTGGTCACGTAGAAACTATTCTGTGCACTTATAGGTGCTGAACCTATGAAACTCGCTGCTTAACCAGCAGTGATAGGAAACCGATGAGTGCTCTGGTAATCGGGAGTACGACTATTCACAGAGCCAAAGCCTGTGGTTCAGGTGCTTGAGTAGGTCGAGCTGAAAGAGCCTACTGGTGGAGGACGACGGAGAAATCTGTCATCCCTCGATTGTCGAATCGTTAAATCGACTACGCACGTAGATCTACCAGTTGCTCTTATTCGGACGCGGGTTCGATTCCCGCCGCGTCCACCATTCGTGGAGGTGAAATGAAAGTAGATTGGGAAATCACGTTCAGAATTGGGGTAGAGAAGGTGGGTGGTAAGGACTTTCCTTCTCGCGGAGGATTGAAAACAGAAGTCCCGCCGCGTCTCGCTGTGCTGGGTACGATTTATCCTACGTACAACGAAAAATCGCTCACTTTTACCAAGAAAGCACTCGGAGGCCGTCACTCAAAGGACGTAGGGTCGGACTTTGAGCGAAAGGTAGTTCACACACTTAGCCAGTGGTGGGGTGCGGAATTCCGTCGTACTCCATCATCTGGCGGGTGGGATAAGCTAAGTTCAGATGGTCAAGTTCAGGCCGCCGGGGATATCTGGAGCCCTCCGGAAGCGAACTTTCCTTTCTGTGTCGAGTGCAAGCGACGGAAAGAGCCCTTGGACTTCTTTGCACCTTACAGTGAAACTAGTGACATCATCGTTGACTGGTGGGAGCAATGTATTGATGACGCTTTAAGAGCAAAAAAGCGTCCACTGCTGATCATGCGATGCGGGAATCGTGAATACGCCGCTTACATCTTTGCGTCGATCGAGCTTCTAGATTCAACCGAAAAGACTCCTCCTGAGGATTTTAGGGAGGTGACTTTATCTTGCAAGTCCGGTGTTTTCAATGTGATGAGACTTGAGGACTTCGTCTCAAGTTACAAGAAGAGGGTTTGATGGCCGAAGAACAGAAGGCACCAACTCCTGAAGAAGTTGAACGGCCCCACAAGTGTCCGTTCTGCGACTACCGTGCGAAGGTAGCCTCTCTTCTGTCTCGCCATATCAACCATCATCATCCCGAGCTCAAAGCCAAGACACCGATGAAGTTACTCACTGTTTTGCAGGGCAAGGAAAAGGTGAGTGACATGCTCGTAGCCGTGGCAGACTTTATCGACAAAGCCTCAAACTTTGATCAGCATCTGCCAGATGATGTTGTGGAGTTTCTCAAGAGAGAGGATGCCAAGGTTCAGTTGATCCTGCGCGTGATCGCCATTGGAAAGATCCAACGGGCTCTCGAGTTGGATGATGAGATGAAAAACCTACAAATCTTGTTCAAGGACAAGATGAAGGATGCGAATTGGAAAGGTCGTATCAGTCCGGGAGGGGCGTTGATGCTCATGGAAAGCATCTCGGGGATGCAAGCACGTGAACTTAACTTCCTCAAAGAGCTGTCCCAGCTCGGCGAAGTGAACTTGAAGGATGTGATTGACAAGCTCGTACTTGCATTTGGTTCGGCAAAACTCGGGAGTAAGAGGACCGGAGGAGTTCGAAAACTCGAGCTTACCGAAGTAGTCTTGCCAGACGATCCGGCTGAAAGAGAAGGCATGCGACGGGTTCTTACACACCTGATCCGTGGAGAAGAAGATGAATCTGGCGGAGGAACTCACACGGTTGAAGCCGAAGACGCGGCGGGCGCTGGAGAAAATCCTAGCGACCATCCAGAAAACAGGTGACACGAGTGTCATCGAGAGTCTTCGAGCAGTTGACTACGAGCGCGAAATCGTCCCCCCTCGTCAGTTTGTTGAAGATGATTACTTTTTGGGCAAGAACGTCAAGAACTTGTCTGAGGCTTGGAAGCAAGAACTTGAGATCGTCTTTGATCCCGACAGCACAATCGGTACTATCATCATCACGGGTGCCATCGGGATAGGCAAGACCACCTTTGCGGCGATCTGCCTTACGAGAAAACTCTACGAGTTGTCCTGCCTTCGTGATCCATCTCACTTCTTCGGCCTGCTACCAAAGAGCAAGATCATCTTCGGCGTCTACAACATCACCTTGGACAAAGCAGATGACGTATCAGTACTCGTCGAGCAGTATGTAAATGACTCTCCGTACTTTCAAGAGAAATGCGCAATCCGGCCACGGCCACATTATCCTCTCTACTTTCCGGAGAAGCGACTTGAGGTGGCCTCAGGCAGTCTAGCGTCCCATGCACTTGGAGACAATGTGCTTGGGTTTATCCTGGACGAAGCAAACTTCCATAAGAAGGTACAGAATCCCGATGCTCAGACTGAGAAGACACGAGCACACCAGTTGTTCAATGAAGCGCGTAGTAGGCAGGTATCTCGCTTTCTCCGACGCGGTCGATTGCCTGGATTGACAATGCTGCTCTCTTCAAGAAAGTTTCAGAGTTCAATGCTGGATGAGTTGATCGAGAAAGTTGCAGTTGATCCTGATCTGCAACAGACCGTTCGAATCATCCAGTTTGCGTTGTGGGAGATAAAGAATCCGGATGACTTCAGTGGCGAGCACTTTGATGTTGTAATCGGAACAGAGCACTATGCATCGAGAGTACTTGAGTTTGAGGAAATTCCTCCGGAAGGATCGGAAATAGTTAGTGTACCGGTTGAGTACAGAGAGCAGTTCTTTACAGACGCTGACCTGGCCCTGAGAGACATTGCGGGAATCAGTACCGCGGGGTCGACAGCGTTCTTCCCGGTAAAGCAGAAGATCTTGAACTGCATCGAAAACGACCGTACTCATCCATTCAGTCGACCGGTGCTCACTCTGGCGCTTGGATCAGACACTCGGATTGATGATTTCTTTCAAGAACGGAAGTTGTGTAAGATTGAGCGTTCGGTTTGGTGCCCATTGGTCCATCCAGAAGCGCCCCGTCATCTCCATATTGACTTGGCTTACTCGGAGGAGAACGTCGGGATTGCGATGGGTCATCCATACATCATGAGAGATGCGAAGTTTGGTGTCTACGTTGACTTCATGCTTCGAATCAGCCCTCCTGTAAAAGGACAGATTCCTTTCGCGGAGATCATTGCTTTCGTGAATCAACTTCGAAACACCTACCGGTTTAGAATCAAGAAAGTAACCTTTGACCAGTATCAGTCACGGATGCCCATTCAGCTTCTTCTACAAGCCGGGTTTGAGGCCGAGCTCCTTAGTATTGATCTCATCCACTACACGCATTTGAAAACCTGTTTTACCGAGCGGAGAATCAACATGTATGAGTATGCACCTCTGCTTGAGGAAGTTGACGGCCTTAGGAAAAATCCTGAAGGTGGCAGGCCTAACCACAAGCCCGGCTCCTTTGATGACATACTAGATGCCTTGGCAGGGGCTGTGAGCCGCTGTTACAACATCTCCTCTTCCCGGGCGAGAGTAGGTACGGTCAAGAAGGACAAAGTCGTTCTCCCTCGCGTTGATGATGGCCCGATTGTGATGTCCGTCAACGAATCCCATCGTCAAGAAGAATTCCGACCCAAGCCCTAGAACTAGTATTACGAGTTGACCTCGTAGTGTAGGTCTAGGGGTTTGATGACAACTGACGAACAGATTGAACAGAAGATCAGCGCTTTAGTAGAGACGACAGGACCGGACCTTACAGCAATGTTTTCTTTATCACCTGAAAGGCACGCGCTGATGAAGCGAATCTCATCTGATTGTCAGATGGTATCGAGGAAAATCAGTGAGAATCTCTTGGCCCTGCAAGATGAAGAAGACGATCTTACTCTGGCCGGAGTTATGGCCTACAGCAAAGAGATGGCCGAGCAGCAAGCCTCTCTGTTCGAAGCATTGGCCGCCTACTTTGCAAGCAGGGACTCACTGCCTCCACAAATGGCAAAGCACAGATTGAATGCACAACATGCACTAGGCGAGATAGAAAGGTTGATCGACATATGAACCTGACTGAGCGGAAGATCGAAGAAGCCATTGATGCCATGGTATGCCCGGGTGTTGCTGCTGTGATTAGCAAGGACAAGAAGGCAGATGTAGTCAAGCATTTGATTCAGTATGTAAAGGAAGCTGATGCCTTCCGTCCGTGCGGCCATATTGAACTCGTCCCGAAACTTGACCCTCACGCCTACATCTTGGAGTACAGAGGCGGTACACTTTACTTCGTCAAGAAAGAGTTCCGTACTGATGACCTTTACCTCTTTGAGGGGTCGAAGATGTACTCAGTCTTGGAGGAGATCGAGCGCTTCTGGACGTTAAAAGGTAACTTCGACAAGCTTGGGTTCCTCCACAACAGAGGTCTTCTTCTTTACGGTCCCCCAGGAACGGGCAAGACCTGCCTGATCAAACAGGTTGCTGAAAGCATGACAAAGCAGGGCGACCTGATAATCATCGCCCGTGCCCTTGGTGAGGTGCTTGAAGGCCTCCCGGCTTTCCGAGAAGTCGAACCGGATCGCAGAGTTGTTGTCGTCTTTGAGGATATGGATGAGTATATCGGTTACTCGGAGCGGAACATGCTCCAGTTGCTTGACGGCAACAATTCTGTCGACAACGTCCTGTTCTTGGGCACGACCAACTACATCGAGAAGTTCCCGCCTAGGCTTCTCCGTCCGGGCCGGTTTGACAAGAAGGTCAAGATCGACTACCCGCCTGTAGAAGGCCGACTGATTTATCTGAAGCACAAGCTCAACGGAATCGAGACCCCCGAACGTATTCAACAGATCGCCGAGAAGACCAGGGGCTTCTCCTTCGGCCATCTCCGAGAGCTGATCATTGCCGGGTATGCCTTCAAGGAGAATGTCGGTGACGTGATCGAGCGCCTTCGTTCGGCCGATTACACTGATCTGCCCAGGCGAGACGAGAAGGTCCTCGAGAGCATCCGGAGAAAGTAGTGGACATCGAAAAGGCCATCACCGTCGTGATTGAGGCAGATAGTCCTGAGGGGGCAACTGCTGAGGAACTTTTTATCGAGATCAAACAGGTGATGGAGAAGATACAGCACGCAATGGCCAGGCACTATTCGATTGGGATTGAAAAGATTGCTTCGGGTGAGTTTGTCTCTACGCAAGAATTGGAGGAACCGCTGATGAGAGCTGTTAGTGCCCTTCTTCTTTTTGCCAAAGTAGTCTCAGCTCGATATCATGAAGATATTGTGACTCTTCGCAGTCAGCTTTCTCGAATCAACGTACAGTACCGAAAGATTTCTCGGCCTGGTTATGAAGCAAAAGATTAACGACTTCATCGAGCGTGAGATTGATAGAGTGCTTTCCGAAGCCTTCCAGTCGAAGATACTCCAAAAGCTGATGAGAGCCAACTATGCAAAGGCAAGGGAGGCTCATACAACCACAGAGTATGGTGTTTCAATTCCACAGTGGGATGCTTTTCGTGCGCAAGGTATTGATTGGAACCTTGTAAAAGACAGTGACTTTGAGGTCTTGGCCCCGGAAGATGCCGTAAAGATTCTTGCTGACGCGCGACAACGAAATCTTCCTTTCACAGGTTCTAGTGCAATACAAAAAGAACCGCTTATCTTCTGGTACAACATTGATCGACGACGGGATCCAAACTGGAAAGGCCACAAACCACAACCAGAGTATGTAGTTATTCCTGCCAACACATTGGTTCTAATCACTCAAGGAAGAACTTGGGTGGGCCAAGGATTCGATTCACCTGGATGGTATACTCGTGCTTATACCACGCTTGAAATGAAGGTATTTGAAAAGGCAGCGCATTCAATGTGCGACCTTGCCTACGTTTTGCGAAATCCACCTCGAACTACACAGCAGAGAGCGGCCCGCAGAAAAGCCCAAAAGGGCGCCGAAAGTTTGTGGAATCCAAAGAAGGTGAAAGCTGAGTACTTTGAACACAAATGGGCTCTGATGAGGGATAAGTATACACCAGATCGGATCAAGGAACTAATTTCAAAGATCCTTCGTGCAGCTTCAACAAATATGGTCACGATGTTGCAGCAATCTCCTGGTGACATTGATTTCAGTGAAGTCACTAAAATGGACAAGCTGATAGGCAACACGTGGGAGACTTACTCAAATATGCTTGACTCGGCTGAGCAGTACGCCAGAATGTTGTCTCAGTGGGGTGGTGATGAAGAAGAAAAAGAAGTTTTCAGACAGAGCTATGAACGAGAAAGCTCCTCGTTTTTAAGAAGTTTGCGAGGGTACTGGTTGAAGGTCACAGGCAAAAGGGATTATGGGGTGAGCCCGCACACTTTTATTGAGACAATGATTGATCGAATGCTCACTGAAACTTTCAAGTCCAAGCACTTGGCAGAGCTTGCCAAGATTTACCCTCCAATTTCATACAAGCAAAGCTTCAAAGCGCTTTTGCTTCGAGTAGATCCTTTTATTTCCTGGAGTCAGTTAACAGATGACGATGTACTGAAGATGAGCGCAGAGGATGCCCACAACAACTACAGAGATGTTATAGTCTTCTGGGTGAAGACAAAGCCTTCCTCTGATATTGATACTGTTCCAGTCGGATTGATCTCTATCACAGATGATGATGAAGCTTTTAGTGATTTCGGCGGGCATTACTTCGGGTGGGCAGGAACACCTCGGGGGTTAAACGCTGGAGCCGATGACCCGAGCCTGGCCGCGAAGTTGGCTGACACGGCCTATGTTGTCGATCCAGAGAAAATTGCAGCAAAGTACAGGAACACCCGTCTTGAGCTGAAGAAGAAAAGAGAGAAAGCCCGTTCTGGTGCCGCAGCTTTGCTGGGCCCCGGTGAGTTCTTAGTATACAATCTTACCCGTTATCAGAGTATCATGGCCGGTCGAGCAACACCTGAGTCAGTAAAGGCGCTGATGTCCCGGATTATTCACTTGGCAAACTTGAAGTACAGAGAGATTTGTGACGAGATCATGAATGATCCAGCGCACATAGAAAGTAAGATGTTTGTCTCTACGAATCTCGATTATGCTTTTGACGCTTTTGAGAGAATTGCAAACAAAATGGACCAAGCAAGAAAAAACCCAGGCTTGTCTAATTCATTTGCACATGATCTTCAGACGATGAAAGAGGTTTTGTACGAACTGCAGGGACGGCATCGAAATGAAGGAAAGCAGACTATGAATGATCCGATCGAAGAAGCAATTGATCACGTGCTGCTTGAAGCAGTGAAATCCGAGATACTCCGTAAGCTCATGAAGGCAACATCGGTTTCGGTCAGGCCGGGATTCGCCAACCATGAAGGTCCAGTAAAGAAAGAGCCTTCTCTGCTACACCGTTTGTACCGAGGGCCAGCCGGGAGGCGTGCTTCTGAACAGCTTTTCAATCCGCTTCTGTGGAGTGAAATCACCGACGAAGATTTTCTGGTACTCAAACCCGAAGAAGCGTTGAAAGACAAGTATAAGAAGGGTTTTATCTTCTGGTACTGCGAGAAGGGCAAAGAGTTTGAGAAAGAAAGCGGAGGATACAGGCATTCGTGGAAGCACAAAATCACAGTTCCTCCAAACACCCTTGCTGGTGTGACGATGCAGGGGAAGCCAGTAGAGGTAGGTTATCCTGAAATAGGCGTCGCACACGGAGAGAAGATCAAGACTATGGCGCAGTACAGTGACGTGGCCTACGTCCTTCCTCTCGCCCTTGTTCGTAAATGGGAGTTTCCTTTCGGCGCAAGGCCAGCGGTTTCGGGAGGCACCAAGACCTCATACGAGAAGCGTGCCAGGCGCGACCTTGCCCGTTCTGGTGCCACGGCTTTGCTGAGCCCCGCGGATGTCAAAGCTACGAACCAGGGGCGATATCAGTCAATGATTAAGGATCGAACCACTCCTGAAGGGGTAAAGCTCTTGGTTCAGAAGATTCTCCATCTGTCTAGTCGTCGGTATTTGGCTTGCCTGGATCAGATGGATGCTTCAACCGCCGAAGCCGAGTTGCAAGCACTTCGCCGAGAAGGTGAGGGGATGATTGAACTTCAGAAAGACGCGTGGAAAACTTACGTCGAAATCGTTCAGAAAAACATTCGTGATGAAGTACTTAAGAAGGAAGATCCAGAGGAGTGGAAACGACGAAAAGCTCGAGCAAAAGAGGATCCCGGTTATTTTTCTTTCACGAGTTGGACTGAAGAGCTGGTAAAATTAAAGGACTTTTTACGCAAAGCACGTGATCCAGAGTACAAAAGCTCATGGTAATCACATCTGAACAGATCGAGAGTGCAATTGACCTGATGCTGACTGAGACTCTTCGGTCAAACATCGTGCGGAAGATCGCTGCGGGGTGGAGGGACAAGACTACGGGTACTATTTTTTCAGGAATGAATGCGTTAAGTATGCTAAACAGGGAAGTTGCGGTACCCCGAACCAACTGGCAGGAGTTAGAGGACTGGGATTTTGAAATACTTACTCCTTTCGAGGCCGTGAAAGTTTTTGCCAGCAATGAGCCGGTGTTGCTATTTTGGATGAAGGGAGATACTTTGCTGTCAGTGAGTTACAAGGGCACACACTCTCTTCCAACACGAAAACCCCGGCAAGAATATCATACCAGGATCGGCTTGGGTGGGGATGTAACTTCTTTCCCAGAGTTTCGTATTGCAGGACAGGCATCAGTTGTGTACAAGCTTGATCTAGCCAATGCAGAGAGGAGGCTTCCTCAGGCAGCCGCAAAAAGCAGGGAACGAGAAAAAGCCAAAAAGGGTGCCGCCGCGTTGCTATCACCTTGGGAATTCCAAGAACAGAACATTGCTCGTTATCTCGCGATCATTTCTGGAAGGCGGTCAGATGAAGATCTTCGCATTCTCGCAGACAGAATTATTCACATGGTGGATCTGAAGTTCAGGGAAATATATGATGCGGCGGTAGATCAAATTCGAGAAAAAGGAGCAACAGATTCCAGCTTGGAAGACGAGCGGAAGGACTTGGGGGCAATTCTTGAAAAAGCATTTGAATTTTTTACAGCTGCGTTGAAACGGCGACAAGGATTTCGACTGAGAGGAAAGCCTAATGATCCTGAAGCAACAGTTGGATCTGTCAGTCGAACCCAAGTACGAAATCTACGGATGGTCGAGCTGGGTCTAAGAAAAGGCTGGGATTGGGAGAAGATTTTGGGTGCAATGAAAATGCTAGACTAGAAATGAAACCTCTACGAAAACTTTTGAGACGTCAGTGGAAGCGGAAGCTTGATTTGACAAACAAACCTGCACTGCACAAGGAGATCAATTCCTTGGCACAGCAGTTCAACTTTGACATGGAGTCAAGGATTGAACGAGCAATCGATCTCTTAGTCGAGCATGATTACGTTGACGGCGAAGGTGAGCAGTGGCGTCCAAGGATCAAGCGAAAAGGTAACCGCAGAACTTTTGGACGGCAGAAATCTTTTCCAGTAGTAGTGCAATGATCAGTGAGAGAGATTGCTTTCAAGCCTGTAAAACGAAACGACGAGGTTTGACATGATCAAGTTACAGCCCGGGAAGGCCCTGAAGGTCCTTTTCGGATTTTCTCCCGGGGGTCAAGGTACTCCTACGATTCGACCGAGGGGTTTGACCAACCTGACGACGACGCTGTATGCGTACGGTAAAGATCCAATCTCCACATGGTACAGTCGGAAGATTCACCTCACACAAGATCGTCTACAGGCTTACAAAGAGTTCGACGACATGGACACGGATGATCTTGTCGTAGCTGCTCTTGACCTCTACGCGGAGGACTGCTGTCTCGCTGGAGATGTTAAGATTTCTTTGGTAAACGGGACTGAAGTTCCAATTCAGGATCTTGTAGGAAATCCGCCCTTCTGGGTCTACTCGTATGATCTGGAATCCAAAAAGATTGTACCAGGAAAAGCAATTGTTTCTTTAGCTAGTACACGCGAACTAGTTGAAGTAATGCTTGACAACAATGAAAAGATTCGTTGTACACCTGACCACCCTTTCCTGATGCGTGATGGTACCTACCACGAGGCACAACACCTTCAGCCAGGCGACTCGTTAATGCCGTTTTATCGGTTTACTTCTGACGAAGGTTGTGTTGGGTACGAGATGCTTCTTGAGCCCGACGAGAAAAAGTGGCATTATACTCATCGTTACTTTGCAGCTCCGAAACCTTATGGTTGTACACTTGTCCATCATAGAAACTTCAACAGCAAAGATAATTCCCCAGACAATCTTCGGTGGATGTCTAAGGCAGATCATTCTTCACTGCACTCAACAGGTCATGTTTGGTCAGATGAAGCAAAACAGAAAGCTAGACTTTCAAAACTTGGTGATTTGAACCCAATGAAACGTGAGGATGTTCGGCAGAAAATGCGAGAGGCAAAGAAGAAATTCTATGTCGAACATCCTGAAGTTGCGTTGCTTCTTGGAAGACAAGCTGCTGCAGCAGCCAGTGAGGCAAGACAGAATTGGCCGCCCGAAAGAAACGAAGACTTTAGAGAAACTATGTCTTCTGTTGGCAAGAAAAGCTGGGCTGATCCGGACTATCGACGCAAAATGACGTTTGTTGGTGGCACCTGTTCAAAGGGAGGGCTTTCTCTTCGGGGCATTAGCAAGAAATCCCGATGGTCGGTCGAAAGATATCAGCAGTACCTTGCACAACTTCGAGCAACCAATACACCCGAAAAGCTTCAAGAACGCGGTCGTCATATTTCGGAGGCGAAGAGAGCTGCTCAAATTGAAGTGTGTGTAAATCACAAGGTTCTTTCTGTTGTTTTTCTTCCTGGAGTTCATCCTACCTATGATTTGACGGTTGATAAGTATCACAACTTTGCGCTGACCGCCGGGGTTTTTACACATAACACTCAAATTGACCCCACAACGGGCAAGCGAATTTGGGTTGAAGCCGATGACGAAGAGGTAGAAAAGCTGTGTAACGATCTCCTCGAACGCGTGAATGCCGATGAACAGGTCTTTTCCATCGCTCGTGAACTCGCAAAGTATGGCAACTCGTTCGGCGCCGTTGTTCAGAAAGAACGCGAGGATGGAACTCCTGGTGAGATCGTCAACGTCGTTGCTGCTCCTGTGTATGCGTTGAGTCGAATCGAAGACGACGAAGGTCGACTCATTGGTTTCTGTGTGGCCCCGATTGAGCAACTTGGATCAGCGCTCACCCTTGCCCAGCCCGCTGATCTGTCTCAAGGAAAGCCTACAGATCCGCCCTGGAGTTTTGTCCACTGGCGTCTGCTCGGGAAAGAACGAGTTGAAGCATACGGGACCTCATACCTGTGGGCGGCACGTCATGCCTATCGTCGATTGCGCATGAGTGAAGACGCCCTGCTGATCTATCGTCTTCGGCGATCTCCGGACCGGTTTGTGTTTCAGATCAAAGGCCTGTCTGGTATGAGTGCTGAGGATCGAAGCCGGACAATGAGGAAGATCAGGCAGGAGCTCAACAAGAAGCACCTGATCAATCCTGAAACCGGCAATGTCCGATCAGAGATGGAGCCCCTTGGGGGAAACGAGGACATCATCGTTGACGACGAAGCCATTACGGTCAACAGGCTTCAGGGCAGTATGCAGGTCAACCAAGTGTTCGATGTCGAGTACTTCCGCAAGCGGTTCCTTGGAGCACTGAAGATTCCGGCTGACTACATGGGCTTCTCTGATGCCAAGAGTGGCTTCATTGCCGAATCTCCGTTGGCATATCAGGACATCAATTTTGCCAGGGTGATCAATCGTCTTCAGCAGTCAACGATGCAAGGGTACGCACTCTTGTGTCAGATCAATTTGGCATGGGTGGGAATCGATCCTCGTAGTGCTCGTGCCAAGTTTACCATTCACATGAATCCCGTCTCGTCGCTGGATGAAAAGAACCGGCTTGAGTTGGAAAAGACTCGGGCTGAAACCCTTGACATCCTTCAGAGGATTGGAAAGACGGTAGGTATTGACACTGATCAGTGGTATGCCTATCTTCTCCAGCGTAGCGGCATTCCTACTCACCTTCTTCGTACCAGTGCAAAGTCGAAGAACGACCTCTTGAAAGGGAAAGTGGTCGTACAGAGCGCCTCCAGATCGAAAGTTACACCTCTTGAAGAGTCGAGAGTCAACGACTTCGAGAAGAGGATTCGGGAAAGCACCGCTCTCGAAGGTGCACTCAAAGAGAACTTCTTTATTATCATCCGCCGGCTTCCTCAGATCTTTAACACGCAAGGGCCTAACACGTACTCCTCAGCCTGGAATCACAACATGTTCGGTGAGAAGCAAACTCCTGAGGTCAAACTCTTGAACGAGGCTGAACAGAAAGCTACGGGAAAGCGGGTCCTACTCGGTTCGATGATTACAGAGTGGCGTTCAGAGGCGAAGAAGGCAGAGATCAAAGGAATCAAGAACCTCATGACCGAGACAATCGCGAAGCTGAAGGGCGCCGAAGATGAAAGACTGAGGGCAGCTGAGGCTGCCGAGAAAGTTCTGGCAGAAGGCAATGAAGTGGAGGTCGAAGATGAAGACGATAACTGAAGAGTTGCCGAGCTCAGGTGCAAAGATCGTCCATGAGCATAAGTGGCAGCGCGTGCCCGGAGAGAGTAAGCATCCTGACAAGGATCTGTATATCTGTGTGCACGAAGGGTGCAGTGCTGCCAAGTTGGTGGACAAGCCCAAGGTTCATGAGAGCAAGAGTGAAAAGCCCTTGCTTCTTGGATAATCATGAAGCGCGTAGACAAAATTGTTGTCGAGTCGCAGGTTCGGGATATCCGAGCTCTGATCGACAAGCACCAAGATCTGCATGTGGCAATGGAGAAAGCAGGCATTCTACGTCAGTTTAAGAAGTTGAACGAAGCAATCAGTGGAGAGGATTGGGGGCGGATCGGTGTACTTGCAGGCCTTCTCTGGTACAAGCTTGATACTCTCATCAAGTATGTTAGTGATACAGCCTCAACTCTCAAGAGTATTGAACGAAATACTTCGCGGGGCAAGTAGTAGGTGCCCGACATGTAGATTGTTTGATGGTCTTGAGAGTAGGCGTCTCTACTATCAAGATGAGTATTTTTTAGTTTTTGAGAATCTCAATACCTCTTCTCCTTTCCTCGTCGCCCGTGATCACAATGCCAACGTGATTCCAATTCAAGCCTTTGTCGTTCTGAAACAGATTGCGTCTAAACTGTATGGAGAACGATTTAGCTTTGTTCCTTCTTCAATACAGACTGCGCACTACCACATCAAGGTAGTACGACTGGCCACAGAGCAAGTATCAGTTGCCTCAGCCGAATAATTCCAAGTATTACCTATCCGCATGTTTTAGGTAGTTGAAGTATGACTTGAATGAAAGGTCATTACCCAACACAACAAGGAGGACCGTATGCAGGGTAAGATGAGTCGTGCGAGTCTGTTCGCAGGTCTGAAACCGAACTCATGGGTGTGTCTCTTCCAGAAGGAAGACCCGACGGAAGACCCAGTGTTCAATTACAGGGCGATTGACCTCTATCTGGCGGCCGATCACCTCAACCAGGCCAACACGGAGCTGATCGTTCAGGACAGTGTGGACGGTACCACATGGGTCAACCGCTACATTCTTCCGGCTCCGATCGTTCCGGGTGGCGAAGTTGGCGTCAGTGTTCATCACAGGGGCCGCTGGGTGCGAGTGATGCTGTTCTCCAGCGGTATCGGTCGCGTGGATGTTACACTGGGCACTCCGGAAGACCAGGTTATTCCGGGATTGTGGCCCAATGTCGGCCCGCTCACCTGTGCGTCCTACTGTGAAGTCAGTAACGAAAGCTAGACTTTCGTTGCTTGCCCTTAGAGCCTTGTCAAGTAACATTGGCAAGGCTCTTTTGTTTTCTGTTAACCAGCATTTTGCAGCAGTTTGTTTTCGTATTACAAGGTGTGAAAGACAACGGGGATCAATGAGGAAAATCAAAATGCACTTTAGATATGCTCTAGTTCTACTTTCTCTTCTTTCTTCCATCCCCGTCCTTGCTGCTTCGGTGAAGATCGATCCCCGAGACATTCTTCCAAACACTGTGGATTCGACTGAGTTTGGGTCACTGAATGGTGCTCGTAGTAATCTTCAAACGCAGATTGACAACATCCTTGCTGCTTCGGTGAAGATCGATCCCCGAGACATTCTTCCAAACACTGTGGATTCGACTGAGTTTGGGTCACTGAATGGTGCTCGTAGTAATCTTCAAACGCAGATTGACAACATCGGATTTTCCTCGACCCAAACTCTGCAAACCGTTACTGCTCGAGGCAGCAACACGACGGCCAACGTGGTGTTGGCGGGATACTGGACCAGGATAGGCATCAGCGACGGGACGGAGACCTGGACCGGCGTCACGGCCGGGCTCAACCTGGGATACAACACCGGGGCGAGGACGAACATAGGGACCGGGGCAATCAACTCCGGGGTCGTCGTGAGTCCGGGCCTGCAATACGCCAGCGGCAGCGGCTCGGAGAACCACGGCAGGGTGTACAACTCCGGTTCCCAGATAGTCACCGGCAGCGGCTCGGAGAACCACGGGGTCGTCACCCAGTCGGGCGTGCAGACCAACGGCGGGCGCGGGTCGCTGAACTTCGGGAGCGTCCATGGCGGGATACAGTACATCACCGGCGACGGGTCGGCCAACTTCGGCGACACGGGGGCGGGCGAGTACCAGACCAACACCGCCACTGCCGCCTTCAACTTCGGTTCCAAGAACGTCAACAGCCACGACTATTCGGCGGTGTTCGGGTATGGCGTCAACTCCTTCGACACCAACTCCGCCGTCGCCCGCGTCTTCTACGCGACCCAGGCGTTCATGCCGACGGCGAGCAACGCGGTGGACCTCGGCTCGGCGGCGTTTCCGTTCCGCGACCTGTACATCGGCTCGAACTCCCTCTGGATGGCGGGCGTCAGGATGCTGACGATTTCCAACGGGCAGGCGGTCGTGGGGCTCCCCGTGGCCGACTCGACCGGGACAGCCTACCTCAAGGCCGACGGCTCGGTCGTCTGGACCGGCAACCAGAACGCGGGCGGGAAGTCCGTCACGAACTTCTCCGGCCTGGCCGGCGCCGGCCCGGTGGCTCTGACGTCGGCGAACATGTCGCTCGGCTCGGCCGATGCGACGCAGGCCAAGCTGTACGTGACGGGCGAGGCGGGGTACTACACGAACAAGCCGCTGGTCGTCCTGAACCGCACGCCGACCGCCACGGGAAACATCTTCCAGTGGAGCACGAACAACGTCTCGTTCGGGTACATAGGGGCGGACGGGAGAATCTACACGACGATTGACCCCGCGTCGCAGGCTCCGGCCGCGAACGAGTACGCGACGGCGGGATGGGTCCGCGGGCTCGCCGTGCAGGGCGCGGCGTGGTACTACACCGCGACCCTGACGAACGTGTGGTTCCAGCCGACGAACGGGACGATGCTGCTGTCGGCCGCGCAGCCGGCGTCGCCGTTCACGAACAACATCCCCTCGCCCGTCCCGGCGAGCACCTACCTCGCGGCGGGGATGTCGACCAACACCTACACGGCGGTGAAGTCCCCCGTCACGTTCAGCATGTACCTGGCCCGGGTCGGCGGGAACTCCTCCAGCGTCATCCCGGTGCATCCGGAGATGTACTACGTGTACGAAGGGACGACCAATTTGCTGGGCGACTGGGAGGTCCCGAGCCAGAACGTGAACTCCACCACCCCGACCCTCTTCATGTGGACAATCGCCTTCTCAGAGCCGGCCGTCACCGGGGCGGTGAGGTACGTCGGGAGGCTGAAGTCCGGGACGCCGACGGGGTCGGCGGCGGGGCTGGCCATCTACGGGGGCGGCACGTTCTCGTCCTACATGAGCATCCCTTCGGCGTC